TGAAATAGAAACTGTAGATTCTATTAAATATTATGCGCCAAAATTATATTCTTCACAGTATAGGGCAGTTACATCCAGAGATTATGAATCAATAATTAAAAAAATATATCCAAATGCAGAATCTATCTCTGTTGTTGGTGGGGAAGAGTTAGATCCTCCAGAATTTGGAACAGTTCAAATTAGTATTAAACCAAACAATGGATCTTTTGTATCAGATTTTGATAAACAGCAAATTTTATCAAAAATAAAACAATATTCAATTTCTGGAATAAATCAAAAAATAGTAGATTTAAAAATTCTTTATGTTGAACTTAATAGTTCCGTCTATTATAATTATTCACAAATATCGAGTGAAGATTCAATAAAAACATCAGTTATTAATTCTCTTGAAAAATATTCAAAGTCTTCAGACTTAAACAGATTTGGGGGAAGATTTAAATATAGCAAAGTTCAGCAAGTTATTGATAATACAGATAATGCGATTACATCAAATATTACAAAAATTACTATCCGTAGGGACTTACAACCAATTTTCAATACATTTGCTCAATATGAATTGTGTTACGGAAATAGATTTCATATAAATCCTCAGGGGTATAATATTAAGTCTACAGGATTCAATATTTCTGGAGAACTGTCACCAGTTTATATAACAGATACTCCAACAATTATAACATCTGAAGACGAAATATCCGACTCTACAGATTCTGGAAATATTTTTCTTAATAGACCACAATCTATTAATGCAAAAACTGGAATTCTATCTTTGTTTAAACTTGATAGCAATGGAATCCCAACCACTGTAGTTAAAGAAGCAGGAGTAGTTGATTATGAAAAGGGAGAAATAGTTCTTGGGACCATAAACATTACAGGAACATCTACTATTAATAATACTATAGAAATACAGGCTTTTCCGGAGTCAAATGATATTGTTGGACTTAGGGATTTATATATTTCATTAAGCATTCCCAAAAGTAAGATAAATATGGTAAGAGATGTAATTGCATCTGGCGATGAAATATCCGGAACCAGATTTATTAACGATTTTTATACTTCAAGTTACTCAAACGGAAATTTAATAAGAGAGTGATATGATACAGACTGGATTTGAATCAAAAATAAAAGTACAAGATATTATTGAAAATCAGATTCCAAGTTTTATTTTGGATGAAAGTCCAAAAACATCCGAATTTCTAAAACAATATTATATTTCCCAAGAATATCCTGGTGGTCCAATTGATATTGCTGATAATCTTGATCGATATTTAAATATTGATAATTTAAAACCAGAAGTTATTGTTGATAATACCACTTTAACATATGATATAACTAAAAATTCATCAAGCATTAATGTATCTAGCACAAAAGGATTTCCAAATCAATATGGAATCATAAAGATTGATGATGAAATAATTACATATAGTGGACCAATAAAACAAAATTATATTGAAAAAACTTGTAGAATTCCTGATGGATCTAATATTGTTTATGTATCTGATATTGACAGTTCTTTGTACATTGGTAGACCATTTAATATAAAATCTTTAAATAAAGAATTAAGTATAGTTTCAGTATCATCAACATTTATAACAGTATCTGACACTGTTATTGATACTCAAAGTATTTTCTTTTCAGAAAATATCGTAAAACCTAATATATCAATTTCAACTGAAACAAATATTATAACAGGAATATCTACAGAAAATCTTCTTGTTGGAAATTATATTGATGAAATTGAAAACATTATTAAACCAAGAACAAGAATTATCGGAATAGGAGAAAATTCTTTAACAATATCTCCCGCCACTATCAATGCAGGAATAACTACAGCAAATTTAAGTTTTGGAACTTATAAATCATCTCAAATTGATTATGATCAGGATGGAAATTACATTTTTAATACAAATAGTCCACAATTTAATGGTTGTATTCGTGGATTTAGTGGTATTACTCAATATGAAGAAGATTTAAATAGGGAAGAACTTATATTCTCAACTTCAACTGCAGAAGAACATTCAAATGGTTCTATAGTTGAAAATTTAAGTTCTTTATTTTTAAAAGAGTTTTATAAAAAATTAAAGTATACTTTCGCTCCTGGATTGGAAGATATTACTTTAGCGGAAAATATAGATGTTGGAAATTTTATAAAAAAAGCAAAAAACTTTTATCAATCGAAGGGGACTGATGAGTCTATAAAAATTCTTTTTAAAGTTATTTTTGGAGAAACTTCATCAATTATAAATTTGGAAGATTATTTAATAAAACCATCTTCTGCAAATTACATTAGAAGAGAAGTTATTATTGCAAAAGTTTTATCTGGAGATGCATCAAAAATATCTGGTCAAACATTAGTGAGAAGTAATGATGAAAATACTAATGCCTCAATATCAACTGTAGAATCTTTTATTCGCAAGGGAAAAACATTTCATAAAATAGATCTTTATATTGGTAATACTAGCGATTCTTCGGCAATAAAAGGAACTTTTATAATTACTCCAAATACAAAATTAGTAGAATCTGCATCTCCAGGAGATTCTATTTTAACAGTAGATTCTACAATTGGATTTCCAGAATCTGGAACTTTAATAATAGGAAATAATAGAATTACATATACTGGAAAAACAATTAATCAATTTATTGGTTGTTCTAATGTTAATTCTATAAATGCTACTTCCGATATTATATCCGAAGATACTTATTTTGCTTATGAAGATGGAGACTCTTCTAAAAAAGTAGAATTAATTATTCTTGGAGTAATACAAGATTTAATTGAAGAAAATTCTGACTTTGAAGTTGAAGAAGGTGATACATTGTCAGTTAAAAGTATTGGTGATAAGATTAATAATGAAAGTAAAGATAAAACATATAAAGAAATATTTGCAAATTCTTGGATATACAATACTAGTGCAAGATATCAAATTGAAAATAATGATAACTTAAAATTATATTTTACCATTGATAGATCAAGTTTGAAAGTAGGTGATGAAGTTGAAATATTGGGAAGAGATAGTGAAGTTGTATTAGAATCTAATAATGGTATCACTTACATTAAAAGCATTGATTTTGGTAATAATACAGTGGAGGTTGAAAATAAACCAATTCTATTGCCTGGTGAAAAGTATGATTTGAGAAGAAAATTAAATAAATCTAATCAATCGGGATCAAGTTTTCCATCTAAATCTCTTTTATCTGATGTATTAAATTTATATGTTGATAATGAAGAATATGCATTTGTTGCATCAAATTCTTTACCTTCCGAAGAAAAATTTAATATAAAAAATTATAGACATAATATTGGATTTCCAATTAAATCAGTAACTATTGATACTTTAAATTACTTAACTGATAAAGATTTTAATAATGAATACAATTCATTTACTCTTTTATCCTCTGATCCAGATCTTCCCTTCATAAATGGAGACAAAGTTTATTATTCATCAGAAGGTCCAACTTTAGTTGGATTGGATACTGGATTTTACTATATAGAAAAATTGAATGATAAAAAATTTAAATTATATTCTTCAAATTATACTATAGAATCTGGAAATAATTTAACATTTACAGTACCACAATCTGGTATAGGTACTCATAACTTTATTTTATCATCTCAAAAAGATAATGAACTTGGAATACAAGCAATTTTGAGAAAGTTTCCATTAGAAAAAAATATTGAGGATGGATCTGGAGTTGATACTCCACCAGAAAGCACAGGGATGTTGATAAATGGGGTAGAAATATACAATTATAAATCTAAAGATTTTATTCACTATGGACCAATTGAAAAAGTTAATGTTCTTTCTAGTGGAGAAAATTTTGATGTAATAAATCCACCTTTACTTGAAATTTCTCCTGGTATAGGAAATACTGCAAAAGTTCAACCCATTATTTCTGGAAGTTTTAAAAAAGTTTATGTAGATTCTCAAGATTATGATATTGACAATATAATTTCAATCAATATCAGTGGCGGAAATGGTAGTGGTGCTGTAATTGAACCAATATTAATTAAAAAATCTAGAGATGTTATATTTGATGGTAGATTAATTTCTAATGGTGGTGGTGTTAGCAATACAACTAATCAAATTTTATTTTTAGAAAATCATAATTTTAGTGATGGAGAAAGAATTGTATACAATTCTCAGGGAAATGATTCGATAATTTTGGGAGATGTGCTTGATAATTATAATCTACCAAATAATTCAATATACTATGCTAAAATAGATAGTGCTCGGGCAATAAGATTATTTAATAATCGTGATGATTATGAATCAGAATCTAATGTTGTTGGAATATATACTGGAACTTCTGGTTTTCATAGATTTTCAACACTTTCAACAAAAAATCAAATTTCATATCTAAAACTTCTTGAAGAGGGAGAAGGATATACAAATAGAAAACTAATTGTTAATCCTGCAGGAATATCTACTACACAAAATACAATTTATTTCAAAGATCATGGATTTAATGATGGAGAAATTGTGGAATATGATTATGAAATATCTCCAATAAGTGGAATTTCAACAATTAACAAGTATAGAATATTAAAAATAGATAATGATTATTTTAGAATATGTGATTCCGGTATTGATGGTACAATAACTTCAAATTATGATAGATCCAATTATGAATATTTAAATAGTGCAGGAAGTGGATATCAATATTTCAAATATCCAGATATTTCAGTATCAATTAAATATAATCCTGTTGGTTTTGGCACTACATCGCAAGAATATCTAGAATTAATTGCAACTCCAGTTGTTAAAGGAAGTATTTCTGGCATTTATGTCTATGAATCTGGAACTGGGTATGGGTCAACAGTTTTAAATTATAAGAAAAATCCAAATATTGCTGTAAAGAATGGAAAATTTGCAGAATTATCTCCAGTTATAATAAATGGTTCTATTCAAAGTGTTATTGTAAGTTATACTGGAATTGAATATTACTCAGTTCCCGATTTAATTGTTTTAGGGTCTGGAACTGGAGCAGAACTTAGATCCGTAATACAAGATGGAAAAATAATAGAAGTAAAAGTAATTAATCCTGGCATTGGGTATTCTCAAGATACCACAATACAAGTTATTCCATCGGGTAGAAATTTAGTTACTGATTTTGAAATTAGAAAATTAAGAGTTAATAATAATATTAGATTTTCTTCAGGTGAAGTTTTATTAGAAGGAAGAGATAAACTTCAGTATTCTATTCTAAAATATTTTGATGAATTGTCAGATTCATTTTTAGAAGAAGAAAAAAAGGGATCTGAAATTATAGGATGGTGTTATGATGGAAATCCAATTTATGGTCCATATGGACATTCAGATCCCAATGATAGAAATTCTGAGATAAAACAGTTAAAATCTAGCTATACTTTAGATATATCTAATGTTTTTGATAGACCAAATGGATTTTCTGAAGGATTTTTTGTGGAGGATTATAAATTTAATTCTGGCAATGATTTAGATGAATATAATGGAAGATATGAAAAGAATAATGATTTTCCAAATGGAGTTTATGCATACCATGCCACAATTGATGAATTCCCATACTTTATTGGTAATAAGTATAAATCTAAATTAATTTTAGATTATAAATTAGATCAATCTTTAGAACTCAATAATTTAAATTTATTAAGAAATACTCTACCATATAAAATATCTGAAAAAAATGCTAGTTATGATTTTATAGATGAAATAACTGAAACTTTTGAGCAAAAAGTAGAAGTAGTATCTGTCACTGATGGTGGAATAGAATCTTTAAGTATAGAAAATAGTGGAGATGGATATAAAATAGGAGATAAATTAATATTTGATAATACCAACACATCTGGAAACGGTTTAGATGTTGAAGTTTCATCAATTAAGGGAAAAGATATTATTAGTTTAGAAACTTCTTCAAGTTTAAATAATAATTCTATATTTGTATGGGAATCTTCGGATAAGATAAAGGTATCAATTTTACCATATCACAATTTTAAAGATTTAGATTATGTAAATATTTCTGGATTTGGAAGTAGTCCCTTTCTAAATGGAACTTATAGGATTTCTGTTCCAAAATATGAAAATGGTAGATGTTTATCTACAATAACATCTGCATCATTAGGATTTACAACTGAGATATATGTTTCGCCAATTCCAAATCAAATATCAGTTGGAAGTAGTATTATAATCGGAACAGAAACTTTAAGTATTCTTGGTGTATATAGAGAACAAAATATTCTTAGGGTTGAGAGGGGATCTACAGGAGTATCACATACAGTTGGAACTGCAGTGACATATTTGTCAAATTATTTTACTTTTTCTAAGTCTTTAGATCAATTCAGTTCGAAATTAAATGATATAGTATTCTTTAATCCGAAAGAATCTATTGGCGTTTCAACTTTAAACGGAGTAGGATATAATACTTCCTTTACCTTTGGAAATAATTCAATAACTAGAAGTATTCCATCTAAAGGAATTTATATTGATAATCACCCATTTTTAACAAATCAATCAGTTATTTTTACCACTAATGGATCTCCTATAGGATATTCTACCGATGGATTAATACCATTTTTGCCTCTTCCACAAAATCTCTTTGTTGTTAATAAAAATAAAAACTTAATTGGATTGAAAACTTCTTTAAATGGTGAAGAGGTATTTTTTCACACTAATGGAATTGATAATGATAAATACTCAATTCAATCTAATTACCCTCAAGTACTGGGTAATGTTGAAAAAAATGAAGTTATAGTTTCAGTTTCCACTTCACATGAACTTACAACTGGCGATTTAATCTCATTAAATGTTAAACCAAATCTTAATGTAGGTATAGGGACTTTTACTTCGGTAAAGATTCTTTATAATTCCAAAATAAAAAGTATTGTAGTTAATCCAATTGAATTTACTTCTTTGGGTATTAATACTATTACAAATCAAATTACTATTCCAAATCACAGATTGGAAACTGGAGATAAAATTCTATATGAAAATTATGAATTTGGCGAATATTTTGTATATAAAGTAAATAAAGATAAGATAAGTTTATGTGAAACTTATTATGATACTCAAAAAAATCTCCCAATAATTGTAGGATTTGCATCTACTGGAGCATCTTCTCAATCAATAACATTAATTAATCCACCCATTAAAGTAATTAAAAATAATAATCTTGTTTTTGATTTATCAGATTCTTCTTTATCTGGATATGAGTTTAAAATTTTTACTGATCTTAATTTTAATCATGAATTTGAAACTACAAAAAAACCATCAACATTTAATGTTTCTAATGTAGGTATTGTTGGAATTTCTACTAATGCATCACTAACTATTCAGTATGATTCATCTATTCCAGAAAATCTTTACTACAATTTAGAAAAATCTGGTAATATTGCAAACTCTGATAAAGATGTTATTAATTATAATAAAATATCATATATTAACAGCATTTATAATGGATCTTATAATGTAATTGGAATAGGTACAACAACTTTTAGTATAAATTTAGAAAAACTTCCAGAAAAACTTTCTTATGCTTCTACAGAATGTAGTGTATTAGAATATTCAACGAAATCAAGTTTAGCAACAGGTCCAGTCAATTCTTTAAATATTTTATCTTCAGGATCTGGATATAAAAAATTACCATTTTTTAAGTCTACAAATTCAATTTCTGGAAAAGATTTACTGGTAATTCCAAAATCAAATACAATAGGATCAATTAAAGAATTGAGAACTATTAATAGTAGATTTGCATATCCATCAGATAAAACACTAAGACCAAAAGTTTTTGCATCTCCCATCATTAAAGTCAAAGATTCCAATACGATAGATCAAATATCAATTATTAGTGGAGGGTCTGGATATGTTTCACCACCAAACTTTGTTTTAGTAAATTCAGAAAATAGAGATATTGTAACTTCTGGGTTAATCGAATTTAATATTACAGGATCATCTATAACTTCAACTGAAATTATCGCAGAACCAAAAGGTCTTCCGGATGAAAAAGTAGAATTGTATACGATCAATAATAATAATGGAGTTTCTATTGAAAAAGTTGAGTCTGTAAATGCCACAACATTTGATTGTTATATATCTACACCCAATGTTTTTGGAATATCTGAATTTAGAGATGCACCATTTAGTGATGGTGATGAAGTTTTTGTAGAAGGGATACAAAAATTTGGTTCTTCTGGTGATGGATTTAATTCTTCAGATTATGGATATAAATTTTTTAAAGTTATCGATTATGATAATACTTCTATTAATGATAGAGTGAGAATTAGTGTTTCTGGATTAACAACAAACACTGGCATTCCAAAAACAATTCAAGATTACATTGGGGTTTTAATTAATAAAAATGATTATCCAGTTTTTGAGGTAACTAAAAAAATATCTAATTTTGTAGTTGGAGAAAAATTATCATCCAATGGTATATCAAGAGATTTAGAAGTCGTTGAGAGTGTTAGTAATTATTTAAAAATTATTGGAACTTACAATTTATCAGTAGGTGAAACTATTATAGGAAATGAATCTGGAAATAAAGCAACAATTGTTTCATTAAAAGAAAATAATGGAGTATTTAATATTGGATATTCTAATTTAAAAAATATTGGTTGGGAAAATGAAATAGGAAAGTTAAGTGAAGATTATCAAGTTATTGCTAATAATGATTATTACCAAAATTTATCATATTCAATAAAAAGTTCAGTATCTTATAAAGACCAGCAATCTCCTATTGAAAGTTTAGTGCATATAAGTGGAATGAAAAATTTTGCAGATACGCAAGTATTGCAAAATGCAAATGGTGGGGTTGTAAATAATGATGAATTTTCTTCTTTCATTTATGATATAATTGATGAAAAACGTGTAGATACTATTAATAATTTTGATAGAGTTATAGATCAAGATGTTATTCAAGGAAAATCTAAATTTTTAAAATTGCAGAGTGAAAAACTGACAAACTATACAGAATTGAAAAGTTTAGATGTATTAAGTATTGATGATATTAGTAATCAGTTTTCAAGTATAGAATCTGAAGTTACTGAATTTTTATCTATAGAAGAAGTTGATGATCAATCATATTACAACTTTTTAATAAGAATAGTTAACCCAGAAAAAAATGAAGAAATTCAATTAACAGATATCACTATTTTAAGTAATGGATCGGAAACTTTT